TTTCATCTTCCATTTTCTTGATCATTGCATCAATTTCATCTTCATCACCCTCACCTTGACCTTCCCAGAATTCACCGTCATTATAATCATCACCAGCCATATCAAAATCATCTCTTGGCTCTTCGTAATCAGAGTCGGTATCTGGTTCGTAGTTATTTGGTTCGTCGTAGTTTCTTAAATCACCAATTACATATCTTTCACCAGTTTCGCCATCATATTTAATGATTTGTTCATCTCCTTCACCACCAAGATAGTAAGTTACATTAGGGTATTTTGTACTCCAGTAAATAGGCTGATCATAATCGTCATACTCAATATGGCTAATTTTATCACCAGAAGCAGATTCAATAGATGATTTTGTAAAATCAAAATCTTCTTTAACTGTTGTTTCAACAATAATGCTTTTGTTTTTAAGTATTCTAACTGCATCACCAAATGATGTTACGTTAGTTACATATTGAGGCATAGTCATGCGTAAATTTCTCATGAAATTTTGTTGTGACATTTTACCTTCTTTTAAATCACGATATTGATTTGCTATACTTTTCATTTATATATTGTTTTATCTACCTTGACCTCTATATGCTTTTGGGCGTGGTGTGTGTTTGTTATATGATTTTTTTGCTGATCCGTTTTTGCGTTTACCAAAAGAAACTTTATTAGCATTACCTACTGACTTTGCCATTATTGATTCAGATTTTTTATTTTATTGTTTAATTGATTTATCATTTCTGAAATAGTAGCAACATTCTTTTGGGTTGCTTTCCAATAGTTAATACCACCATCCTCACTTAATTCTTGCTTCATGCGAGACGTATATTCAACAATACGATCAATTTCTTGTAATTTGCGTTTTACTTCACGAATAGCTTTATGTAATTGCTCAGATTTAGTTCTGTGCTTTACATCTTTTTTAAATTTGCCGTATGTTACTTCGTTAAGTAATTCTTGGTCGATTATATTTAATAATGTTTCGTTCATAGTAGATTTTTTACCTTTCCACAATTCTTTATAGTCTAATACTTTAGATTTTTTAGGCATACCAGAAGCTTTTGTCCAACCAGATCTCATTGCTTGTGCTGTAGCAGCATTTGTTTTTTGTCCTTTAGGAGAAAATGCATTTGGAGTTAAATAACTACCAGCATCACCAGAAACAGACATTTCGTCTAATTCTTGTTGTACTAGTTGTTTGATATATTCTTTTAAATCCATTTCTTTATTTTCTTGTATCCCAGCTATTGTACGACCTTGATATTGTTGCTTTAAATAATTAACCATTTTAGCATTCATATTAAAATCAGCCTCTAATGGTTTTGTATCTGATTCACTTTCTATTGCTTTAGCCATTGTTTGCATAAATCCATTCTCAACAGTGTCATCAACTATACGAGACATATTATCATCCACATCTAATTTATCTAACCACGTGCTTGTTTTCTTAGCATCTGGTTTTGATATGGCTGCTTTAATAAAATCAAAAGTTGTTTTAGCAGCTTCAGCTCCAGGTATTAAACCCATTACTGTTCCTAAAGCTATGTTTCCTATTTTTTCTCCTTTTTGTTTAAGAGAAATTGCTTTAATAACTTTTTTTAAATCACCATATGTGTTTAATTCAGCCATTATTTAAATCTCTGATCTATGATAGATTTAAGTTTACTTTTGTTAACACCTGATGCTTTAGGATTAATATTATTAAGTATAAAAGCAATAGTTTCTGTTACTTCTTGACCATTATTAACTGTCTTTAATCTATTCATTAAAGAAGTATTAGATTGAATCATTTTTGTTAAACCAGCAACATCAGATGTTTGTTTAGGAGCTGCTGTTGGTGCAGCAGGTGCAACTTCTTTTATTGCCATTACTTTTTTTACAGCGTTTTCATCATCTGATTCAAACTTATAAGCTTTATACTTACTTTCTGGAGTCCATAAAAATCCTACTTTTTGTGAAGCCATATCGTCTCCAAATGATGCAGCACCTTTTGGACGCGATAAATCATATACTGTAAAAACTCCTGGAGAACTTCCTGGTTTAGTAGCAAATTTAGTTTTATCCATCAATAAGTCTACCTGTGCATCAGATAGATCTACTATACCTTCGTTCAGCTGTGATTCATTAATGATACCAGCTAGTTCTTGTAATCTATTCATTATTTTACTGTTTTTAATTCTTCAATTAATTGGTGGTATTGCAATAACGAAATAATATTTTCGTCTTTTACGTTTTGAGTCTTGTCTAAAGGCTTTAATAATGTAACTACTTCAGATAATTTAATTTGTGTAGTCTTATCTGTTACAGTAGGGATAATTTGATTAATTTCTTCAGTAATAGTTGTAAAGTTTTTATTAACAAAATCACGTAATTTAGTTGTGTTAGTGATGTTGTTGATAAATTCCTTCAATACATTTTTCTGAGTGTCAGATAAAGTAGAATATTTGCTGTTAAATTTCTCTAATAACATGCGATAAGCTAAGATACGAGTACCTTTATCCATACTACCATACTCTTCCATTACACGATCTTTAACACTTTCTTTATCAATCTCTTTACGAGTGATATGTTCAAGTAATGTAATTTTATTATCGATAATTTGTTGTGGAGCCGTAAATTCTGGTGAGTTATGCGCTTCAATTAAATTGAATGCAGCAGCGTATTGCTTGTAATGGCTAATCTTAGCTTTAAAGAATTCTTCTAAATCATAAGATTCACGAATTTCTTTAATGATATTGTATTTTTCCTTACGTAAATTCGTTTTATTTAAACGAGAAGAAGCCTCAAGCGTCGCGTTAATAAACGTCTCGGCTTTAGCTTCACTTAAATTCTTCGGCGTAATTAACGCTTGATACAATTTATATTCCTTAGCTAACTCTGATTTATTAAAATATTTTCTAACTAATCCGATAGCAGCTGAATCTTTATTAGATACAGTATCCGATGCAATTTGGCGTACCAATAGCTCGAATAATATTCCTGTATTCTTAAATTTGCTGTGTTTTATTTTCATAATGAATAGTGTGCACTACCTATAAATATGTGATTATTGTATGTCCTTGATATTTTTCTCGTCTAATAACGATGGTTCCTGATCAGGCCCCATTGCAAGTTCCTTGCGAGCTATGTTTAATCCCTCAAATAATCCTTTGTATTTTTTAAGTTCAAACATTGCTTTAGGAGTTCCGTCTTCAGAAGGTATATTGGCAGTATACATAGTATTATTATCTTTTCTACCTAATCTATCCTTACCTAATGGATCGTCTTGTGTATTGATCATAGATGCCTTTTCTTGAGGACGGCCAACTGGACGTTTTTCGTCATATCCTGGAGGTACAGTGCCATCTACATTCATTCCTGATCTACCTTTACCATACATTGATGCTAAGTCGTGTGGTGTACCAAATGACTTACCAGTTTTAGCTGGGTCATTACCTTCGTTCTCTACTTGAGCTAATCTGAAAGTACGTTTTTTATCTTCAAGTACTAAATCGCGGTACTCATCAAATTCGTCTTCACTGAATTTAAATATATTATCGTAAATCCAATCTGATGGTAGTAGGTTTGTATCTTGAATAGATTTAGCTAATTCAACTTTTTCCTTCCATAATGCTACTTTTTCTTGTTCGTAGATTACTGATGGGGTAGTTAATGATAATTCAAAGTTTGATAATGTTTCACCATCATATCCTTGAACGTATAAATGCACTAATGCCATTTTATACAATTCAGATAAGATAATACGTTGAATACGTTCAACTGTACGAGCGAAGCGAATATCCTCAGCAGCTAATGTAGCTTTACCAGTTAAATCTTTTTCAAATCCGAAGAATGCTTTAGGTACCTTAAGGGCAGCTAACATTTCATCTCTTAAGAAATTCACGTCATCAATTGCGTTGTATTCCAAACCTTTGATTGTGTCGATCTTAGTTGCTGTATCGTTACCACGAGTCGGAAGATAGAAATCTTCCATCATGTTTTGTAAATTATATCTTAAGTTGTAGTCACCTGTTTGATGATCAATCATAGGTGTTTTCTTCATCTTCTGCATGATCTTCTGCATGTAGTTATCAACTTCAGCAGGTGGGATATTACCAACATTTACAGTGAATATACGTTTTTCCGGGGCACGTGTGACGCGGTGCAATAGCATTGCATCCTTCATCAGCACATACTGTTTATAAGTTTTACGAGCAGGCTCAATAAACGAGCGCCCGTAAGGTAAATAGTTAGCGTCAGTTAATAGCCTAAAATGCGCTATTTCATAGTTTTCAAATTTGATCTTACCATCTCTATCTTTAACACGGCTACTCATACCACCAGCGGCGATTACCATTGGATCGATTCTGAAGCATACGTAAGATGGATTTTCAGGATCTTGTCCTTCTTCACGGACCATATCGTAAACTGAAAGTGGTGTTACATTGTATATACCAAATTTCTCGGCTACTTCCATATGTAAATAAAAATCACCATATTTACACATATTTCTAATCCATAACCATAAGTTAAACTCAATGTTTAATACGTCGTAGAATAAATTATAAAGAATACGTTGAACGTTTTCGTCAGCGCTTCTGATTTGTATTACTTCTCCAGCCTCATTCTTTAATGTAGATTCATCAGCAATAATATCTAATGCAGACGCGATGATTGATTCTGTATCCATTGCTTCGTAGTCAGTATATAACTGAATACGCAATGTTTGATAGTTCATTGTTGGGTTATATGGCATGTTAGCGCCGTATCTATGCAACTTAGTAAATCTATCTATTAATGCGTTTGTCTTTACGTTACCGTAGGCTTGGATTCTATCAACGTCTATTGTTTTTAACTGATTACCACCAACATTTCTGATGATGACATCTGTACTGAATAAACGTGTAAGCCTACCAAACAAACCTGGTTGTTGTTCTGCCATTATTTTGTTTTATTGTATCAATAAATATTTATTAACTTAACACCCATGTTATATCTTCGAACTGTCCATGACCATTATCAACCATAAATGGATTTTGAGTACCACCAGGCATTGAAGGTCCTGTATGACCATATCCTGTTCTAGTGATATTCGAGACCATTGCTCTATTTAAATCCATTCCTTGCTCGTAGAATTTCATTGCTGTATCACGAGTAAACAATCCTATTCCTAACGCCATCACCAAGTCATCGTTATACCCGTTTTGCGCTTGTGCCTTACCATGCTGCCATATAAACACACGTAATTCTTCTAATAAACGCTTTGAGTGAAAGGTGAATACTTTCTCCCGAATATACGACTCCATTTTTGAGATAACAAGTGGTCTTGTCTTTGCTGATGTAGTAAATCCAGGAACAGTTTGGTTTGAATCCATTTTATCTAACCACTTATCCATACTCATATCACCATAAGCACGTGGTGAATAATACATTTTTTCATACCCTTTTTCTATTATTGTATTAACGACATCCCATCCAATGTTTGCATTCTCGACTACTAATAAAGCATTATTATATTCAGTAGCAACTGATACTAACATATTTCCATAACTGCGAGTATCTATTTGTGATTTATATTCAGCAACTTGTTCACATGTTGTAGCATCGATAACATGGAATGACGAATAATCCGAACCATCCCCCCGAGCAACATCGGCACACACCAAATACTGTTTAGAATAATCAGGGTAAGACCAGATCCAAAAATCACCACCCATAAAACGGCGTTCAATAGGGTCTTGTATAAAAGTTTCTTCATAAAAAGATAATAAGTCGGGTTCAATTACTGAGTTACCAGAACCTAAAAAGTCACAGTCATACTCTTGAGCGAATTCACGAGGTGACATGTTTGTTCTCTCTGTTGCTTCCCAATCACCAGTTCTATCAGGATGTAGATCCCATTTTAGTTTAATTGCTTTAAAATCATTTTTATTAATCTCGGCTTCAGTGTACATTTTGTGAAACCAGTTACCAACACCATTAGGAGATGATAATGCAATAATTCCTCCACCAGTTGCAATAGTAGGTTTGATACTTGTATAGATTTTATCAATTCCTTCAATAAACGCGGCCTCATCTATAAGTAGTAATGAAACGGCGTAAGATCTACCTGCATCTGATGCGGCTGATGTAGCAACAATCTGAGAGTTATTGGCTAATTTTAATGATAATTTATTATCGGATAGTGGTTTTTGATTTCCTCTTAACCAAGAAGGTAAGTTATTGTACATAAATTGTACCTTATCCACCATTCCTTTAGCTGTTTCTTGCTTCGTCGCAATACACAATATAGTTTTATCTTTATTAAATATCATTGTCCATAAAGCAAAACCAGCTGATAGTGTTGAGATACCTAACTGTCTTGATTTATTGATAATACAAAACCTGTTACTTCTAAAATCATTCAATACATCCTCTTGAAATGGATATAGATGAAACAAAACTCTACCTTTAATTGGGTGTGTAATGTAACAATATTTTCTAAAGAAGTGAACAGGATCAGTAGCACATTTAATGTATTCCTGCTTAATTATTTCCTTAATGTTCGCTTGACTCATGTATATAAATATATAAAAAAGGCCCGCCCTTGCGGACAGGCCTAGTTATGTGGGGGCGTGGGGTCGTTATTTTGATTTTTGTCTTAAATATTCTATTACATCATCAATTACACCGCCATTAGGAGCACAATCAAAATTATTAAAAATTAATTCCATTCCTAAAGCCACTTTATTTGCGTCACTAGCAGGTATATTAATTATACTATTGTAAAGAGACTCGTGACTGTTGGCTTTTAAAAATTTTTTAATTTTAGTATCAGCTTTATTATCAACAACATTAGCTAATTCTTGCATTCTTTTAATTTCGTCCATTTTATTTGATTTTTTATTTTGCTAACATCAAGTAAGCTAATCCACCAATCACTACATAGCTTCCTATGCGTTGGAATTTAGATTTAACTTTTAACTTGTTGTATTGTAATTCTAATTTTTGATATTGTCCTTCCCATCCTGTAATTTCTTTATCTTTATTCAGGATGATGTTTTTGTAGTTAAGTTCTTTATTAGCATACTTTCCAATAACACTATCTTTAACAGTTACTTTTGCTTCCAATGTGTTGATAGAGCTATCTTTAAGTACGATAATTTGTTTAGCACCATCTAATTCTACTAAATCCTTAGCAACACTAACTAATACTGGTTGTGCTACTAATAATGGGTTAGTGATTGTATCTGATGGGTAACGATTATTAAATGAACTTACTAATTCAGGGTTAGAAAAACCATCAATATTGTTTTTTTCTACTTCAATATACTCAACAATAGTTTTAACTTTAGCTTTTTGATGATCTACTTTGTATTGTAACTCAATAGCTACTATATCTAAAGAATCAATTTCAGCATCGTCTTTAGCGATTTCTGCTTCTAATGAATCGTTTACTTTATGTAAACTATCTACTTGAGCTAAAAATATTTTATGCTCAACGTTGTTGTTACATTTTTCAAATAATACACTGCCGATTAATATTGTTATTACAGCAAATAAAACAATCGGTAAAACTTTTTTCATATTTTTATTTTTTAATTCCTGCATAAAATTGCATTCTATTTATAGTCCATTCATCTAATGGTTCTGTTTCTACATCTTCAATATTAATAGGCTCATATTTTTTACCTGTAGCCTTTTCTTGACGTTGTTGTAAGTATTTAGAAGAACCAACGGTATCATCAATACGTTTTTCTAATGACGCTTTTAAATCGCGTAAACGTAATAATTCATCTGATGGTTTATCGCTAATATCACCTGCAGCTATTTTTGATTTCTTTAATTTTAAGATATTAGATTTAGTAGCAGCTAAACGATTTTCTAAATCAGAAACTTTCATAAACGCTTCATAATCTTCATCTGACATTTTAGCAGCAGATACATCTGCTTTTTCAATATCACCAATTTCGGGTTCTTCATCACCTGATGCTTTTGCTTTAGCAAACATAGCATCTACTTCTTCATCACTCATATCACCAGTAACAAATCCATCTTCATCTTCACCGCCTTTTGGTTTATCAGATGCAGGACGAGTTAGACGTGGTGCTTTTTGTTCACCTGCTGGTTCAATAACACCTGAAGCTACAAGTTCCATAAAATCAGAGTTAATTGGGTTTTGCTTGTCATATCCCAATTCACCAGCTACGTCGATTTTTGCCATAGGCTCGCCTGTGGCTTTCATAGCAGTGATAATTCTATTTTTCTTACCTTTGAAATCATCAGCATTAGTATCACCAGCTAATTGGTAACGTACTGATACGTTTGCCATTTCATCTAATTCAAGTGATGAAATACCTGGTTTATTTAATTTTTGTGTTTTCTTATTTAATGTAGCAATTTTTTTATCTACAGCAAGTTTTTCAGCATCTTGTGCTGGTTTATCTTCTGTAGATGGTTTATTTGTATTTAATTCTGATTTCTTTTTATTAAGGGCAGATATTTGTTTTTGTACAGATGCTTTTTCAGCGTCTTGTGCTGCTTTGTCAGCAGCTTGATCTTCATTTAACGCTTCTTTAATAACGTTACGAATAATTTCTTGTAGTTCTGTTACTTTCATTTTGTTATTGTTGTGCATATAAATATTATAGATTTTGTAAAATTGTAGCGATACGTTCCTCAGTTGTACCTTCTACCTCAATTAATTTATTTGGTCTGTATTCAATTAGTGACATTTTAATAACTTCATCTATTTTACGTCTATAATGTAGATCAGTTTCACGCACACCGTTATCTTCCATACTAACGCCACGTGGTGATACATAGACAACTAAATCATAATTATTGCGTAAAAACATAGCAGCATCAACAAACGCACGCTTTGCAAATTCTTCTATTGATTTAGAACCTAATGTAAATGCACATACATCCCATATTGTTCTATCAGTAATAATATTTGGATATAATAATTCAGTAGCACGTTCAGCTAAAAATACAAATTGACCTGGTAATGTAGAATCAGTATTCAATGGAATACCTAAATCACGTAAGTATTTACTACGCTCAGTATATACACTATGATCTTTAAATGGATCAATTTCACCTAATGCTTTTGCTAATGTAGTTTTACCTACACTCATTGTACCTACTAATCCTATTCTCATTTGTTTCTTTCGTTTATTTTTTTCATTTGACGAGCAGTTTTCTTATCCTGCTTTACTTGCTTGGCATTTTGTTTAATAGCTTTTTCAGCACCGGTCTTATACTTAATCTCTACAGAAATAGGTCCTCTAGAAAATTTGTCCACATCGAAACTCCACGTTTCAATAGCATATTCATCTTCATAAATACGAGTATATTTACGTGGTGCTTCTACTGGTTCTATTGCTGCTGGTCTTCCTCTATTCATACAATAAATGTATAATTTTTACTTTGCTTAAACTCTAGCGCCTGCTGCTTTACCAGCTGCTGTTTTGTAGAACGGAACACCGTTATTGTCTTTTTTAATATTATCAAACTGATCTTTGGTAAATTTAACTCCGAATACATAATATTCAGCTGCGCGTTTGTTGCCTTGAGGCAAATAGGCGGGGCCATCAAAATTATGCATTTTACCATCTAAGTAGTATACTATTGTTCCGTCTTGTGTTTTTAACCTTTTTGTTTCTGACATATTTTATTTTATTAAATTTTCTGCAATATAAATTCCGTGTGCTCCTGATACTGTAATACCTCTAGCTGATAGAGCATCACCAGCAAAGTGTACGTTTGGATATTCGTTTAATGATAAATCTTCGTAGTTTACTAATGGTTCAGGACTTAAGTATTTCACTTCAGGAATATACATTCCCCAATCATCACCAAATTCAAATACAGTATTCATATTATTGATAAAATTTAAAATATAATCTGCATATTCACCTAATGCATCTTTAAATTTATCTAAAACATTTCCATCACCTATACCTGCTTTAACACGTTCACCTTCAGAGGTTAATGAAGGACCTCTATGACTATATGTAATTCCATCTTTATTTACATATGATGGAGAATAATACATCCCCATTCTACGTTCTTCACCTCCAATTTCAGTAAAGTTACATTTAGCTACTACATCTCTACTCCACTTAAATGGATCTTCAATACCCTTAATTTCCATTAGAATACCAAAATTAGTCATATCGTTTCTAAATTCCTCACCTTTTTTAGCATGACCATTATAACTAACATCCCCATATGTTTCTTCTACTGCTACATAAGCTGCATTATTATTAGTACAGAACGAGCGTATAGATACATTATCATGTTTCTGATAGAGCTTAAAATCATAAGATACATCAATCAATTTCTGGAAGTATTTTTGTGGTGCTTCAAATCGAACACCAATTTGTACTGATTTAGCTTCAGTTGGTAGTTTGTAAGTATCAGATAATTGTTGAGCAAAGTCAATACCTGATTTACCTACTGCGAATATTAATTCATCTCCTGTTGTTTGGTAAATAGTATATTCTCCTCCTTTACCTTGTTTACCCTGCATTAAAACATAACCATGTGGATTTTTAAAATCAATAAAGGTAATTTCAGTATTCCATTCAAATTTAACACCTTTATCTAACAAATATTGATACCATGTTTTAGCAATCTCATGTAAATAGTTTGAACCAATGTGCCATACAAGCGACATACGTAAGTCAAAATATGGTTTAATAAAGTCAGGTTCTGTTTTAGGATCAGAACATGAAATGTCTTCTGGTTTAGGGTGAAAACGAGTAAAGTTAGCTACTACCTCTTCCATTAATGACATAGCTTTTTCCTCACCACAGTATTTAGCTAATTGCCCACCTTGCACTGTTGATACTACTAATTTACCATCACTCCACCCACCAGCACCAAGCATACCAGTCATTACCTCTTCAGGTAAGCGTTTGATTGGGTCGTTACCCTTGTCTATAATTGTGATTAGGCTACCATCATAGCCATTATCTACTAGTTTAGTAGCGGCATTGATACCTGCAACACCAGCTCCAATAATTACAATTTTTTTCATATCTATAAATTTAAGTTATTATTTTGACATTTCCAAATGTAAGGTGGCCCACCTTTTGGGTGCGCCACAGCTGCATTAATATTTTCGATGCGACAGGCTATGAATCTGTCTATAAATTAGATAAAGAAAGACTTGATGTTAGCTAACTTAATCATTCTTTTTACTTCGTCCATTTGTTGATCTTCACTATTACCTGCTACTAGACCATCATAGTCAGCCATAGTTAATGTTTTTCCAGTTTCGCTTGCAGCGATTGCTTTTTCAGCTACGTTATGTAAATCCATATCGGTTTTAGCGTTTTCGCGAGCATATTCTAATAAACGAATAAACAAAGGTACGTCTAATGTTATTTTGTCTGATGGGTTAAATTGTTCCATGTGTTTAATTTTAAAATTCGTATTCTTCGTCTTCAGTTATATTTGCGCCTTTAGGAGAAAACTGAGGTCTATTGCCTTGTGTTATTCCTATAAAATCAAACTTATTAATAAATTCTTCAGGGGTTATAAAATCAAATTTGTTAGCACTTACCATTACTAATCCACCATCTAATTCTTCAATAAATGATCTTTTAATGTCATTATCTATTTGATCCCCATCCATATTGAATATATTTCTACCTAATAAAGTTTTAATTACACCTCTAAAGCGTTGAATTTCTTCATAATCAGCAGATGCTGGTATTACTTTACCGGATATAGAAATATTTTGATTAATATCAGCTTGTTGGATTTTTTGTAAATCTTCAGGTGATATATCTATAGCTTTATCACCAACAGCAAATTCAGGTTTTAATTTATCTGATGATGATATTTCAATAAATTTATTTCTTAAATCAGATAAAAATGATTTTAATTGTGGTAGTTGTTTTTTACCAAATGATGTCCAGTTTACCTGTTTATTATTTTCATCACCTTTAACTTTTTTCCCAAATTCTTGCCATCTACTAAATAAATTATCACCTAATAAATCTTTATATTTTTCTTTATTATTACCATCAAATATTTCATCTTTAAGAAGCCACAACGTTGTGGTTAAAGAAGTAACAGGACTTCTAAAAGTACCTCCTGCTCTAATTGGATTTTTATCATCTGCTTCTTTTAACTCATATGCTTTTCCATTAACACTAACATCACCTAATTCACCTTTTTTAGCAATTTTTTGACCATCGGATGATGCTATAATTAAGGTTACTTCACCTCTACCCATATCTCCCTCCTTAATATCAAATGTTTTTTTAATAAGTTCAGGATTGCTATTTAAAAATGAAATTATTTTATTAATATCATTTGATGCGTTATTAGCTATTTTTTGTTTTTCAACTTCTGATAAAGAGGTAATAACAGAATCTTTTGTTTTTCTACTTAGATTTTTAGATTCGATTAATTGATCAAATGATTTAGTAGTAGATATTTCATCTGCTTCTTTTAATGAATTAATACCATATTCTTTTAATATACTCTCTAAGATATCTTTCTTTTTAGGATCGTTTAAATCAACAATCCCATCGTGGCAACGGAATGACCACTCATTTAATATTTTATCTATAACTGTCATTATGCTTCTGCTGGAATTTCTTCAGGTGTTTCTTCAGCGCCTGCTGGTACTTCAGCTGGTATTTCACCTGCTGGAGCTGCTGTTGCAGCACTAAATGCTTCAGCGCCTGCATCAGGCTTTTCAGCTGCTGCTTTTTCTTCAACACCATAATTTAATTCAAGTGTATTAGATATTGCTTGTTGAGCTCTTTCTAGTTCACCTAAATTTTGAATATCGTATTTTTTACCTGCTACTTTAACGGTGTATTTACCTTTACCATTATAAATGATATTAAAGTCTTGTTCGTTAATTAGTTTAGCAGAAAATGTTGTTGGTTTTGGTGCTACTAATTTCATATCAGTAACAAAACGACCAAAAGCAGGAGACATTAAGTCTTCCATTACTTTTTTCAAACCAGGAAAACGATATATTAAATACATCGCCTTCTCAGCTCGTTTTTGTTTCATTTCTTGTTCTTTAATAGCCTTTTTAACAGCTACACGAACATATTTTTCTAATAATAATTTATTACTCATTGTTTGTTTCTTGGCCTAATGTAGCTTCTTCTTCAATTAAGTATTGAGCAACACTATTCATATAATCAGATGCTAAAGTTACGTATGCTGAAACCCAACCTGGTAGTTGTTGATTTGGTTTGACATTTTTGTAAATAGTTATACTATTTTTTATCATACTTCTTAACTCACCCATAGCCATAGTAGCTTCATGGTCTGGAGTTGGAGGCCAATTTAGATGAGTTTCATCTACATTTTTAGATATTGCTTTACGGCGATTAGCTAGATATTTATCTGTCTTATCTGCTTTACCATCGTTGTTAATAT